TAAGTCTTTCTGTCATGATGCCTTTGCCAGTAACTGTGATCGATTTGCTGGTCATCAACTTATATCTTACAACTCTTCTCAGTTAGTAAAAGATAGATTTAATGGGTGGAAAACTGGAGAGTTTGACTTAACCTACACTATGAGATCGGTTGGAGAATATATGCGTGAACAAAAAGAAAGAAAAGAACTTTTGCTTTTTAATTATGGAACTGAAGGACTGGCTCAACTCAATTAACTTTAATAAAGAAGATCTATCAGAACATATCAAAGACTACCCTCCATACATAATTAACCGATGTTTGTCGGGACATATTGATTGTATATTGTTCGCTAACGAAATGAATCTTCATCATTCTTTAGATAAAGATATGCAATATTCTTTTTATCTAAATAGTTTGAGGAAAAAGAAGAGATTTTCTCCCTGGCTCCGGAAGGATAAGGTTCAAGATTTGGAATGTATCAAAAAGTACTATGGATATAGTAATGAGAAAGCATCTCAAGCACTGAAAATCCTAACAAAAGAACAAATCAACTTTATTAAGAAACGCCTTGATGTTGGAGGAATGAAATGAGTAACACCCCAGAACCAACCGTGCAGTGGTCACAGGACCAGATGGTTGAGATATTTTTAAGCGAACCAGACGACTTTCTGAAAGTCCGTGAAACTCTGACTCGAATCGGTGTTGCTTCACGGAAAGAGAAAAAACTCTATCAGTCTTGTCATATCCTTCACAAACAAGGAAGATACTTTATCGTTCACTTTAAGGAACTGTTTGCTCTGGATGGTAAACGCGCAAACTTGACGCTCAATGATGTTCAGAGACGCAATCGCATTGTTAAACTGATTTCTGACTGGGGACTGGTAACAGTTGCAAGTGAGGACGCAATCGTAGATATTGCTCCTCTGAACCAAATCAAAGTTCTGGCCTATAAAGATAAAGGTGAGTGGATTTTAGAGCAGAAGTATAATATTGGTAAAAAAACCAGACCACAAGAAGAAAGTTGATAAATAAGAATGAGACTCTTTTCGTGCGGTCTCTACGAAAGTCGGAACACCCTATAAAGAGGTTCGGTTATTACCGTTCCTCTTTTTTTGTGTCTTAAATAAATAGTAGTGGATCATATTTTTCATTATATTAACCACAAAGAACTTTGTTGTTAATGCGTGATCCACAAACGGATGCCTTCGGGGTCCACAAAACACAAACTCGCTTAACTAAGGAGCTATCAAATGGGAAACCTAACGAAGTACAATGCTGCCAACATAAATCAACTGTTGGAACGTATAAATAGGAACAGTATTGGTATGGATGAATACTTTGGTCGTTTGTTCGATCTTCACGAAACAACGTCAAATTATCCGCCGTTTAATTTAATTCAAGTCAGTAATGTTGAATCAAGACTTGAGTTAGCACTTGCAGGATTTAAAAAGAAGGAAGTAAATGTCTACACACAAGATGGAAAACTCTTCGTCGAAGGGCAACGAGAAGACGGAGAATCTGGAAACGAGTACATCCATAGAGGAGTGGCTCAACGATCTTTCACCAGAACTTGGACACTGGCAGAGGATACGGAAGTTAGATCAGTTGAATTTGAGGATGGGTTGCTGACGATTGTTCTTGGCAGAATCGTCCCAGATCATCATCAAAGAAAAGACTGGTTCTAAATAATAGCGGCTACCCTTTAAATATCGTCGCCGCAGAGGGGCAACTGGCAAAATCCAGTTGACGCCCCTCTTTTTTCTTGATATAATAACTACACGACTACTAATATTATGACAATTAAACTTGTACTCTTGAAATCGGGCGAAGACATCATTGCTGATGTTGGTGAGATGTCTCTTGGAGAAGAGGAAAATGCAAGACTAATTGGTTATTATCTGAACAAACCTTGTGTTGTTAAGATGGTAAAACCAACCTTGCTGACCGAGGATGGTCACAATAAAAAATCTGGTTTCGAGGTTTCGCTCTTTCCTTGGATTCCTCTAACTCAAGAAAAAACAATTCCTGTTCCTACTGATTGGGTAATCACAATCGTAGAACCAACGGAACAACTTAAACAAATGTATATCGAAGACGTTGTAAACTATGAAAGTAATCAAAATAATACTCTTAACGAATAATACAGTTTTACTCAGTGAGATTGAAGAAGTTGGTGCAGATGTTGGAGAACCTGACTGCAAGTTGATTAATCCATATGTCATCATGACTTCAGATCAAAAAATCACAATCCAAGAAAATGTTGCAACATTGACGCCTTGGATGAAAAAGTTCACAAAAGAAACTGTATTCATGATTAGTTCTGATAAGATTTTAACTCTTACAGAACCAACAGAAACCCTCTTAGAAAAATACCAAGAAAAAATAAAGTAACTATGGCACTCTCAAAATCAGTTGAAGATTCTCTCAAAGAAGCAGAATCAAATTTACGTAATGCACTTGCCTTTGCAGCTCGACAAGAACGTCCGATGGTTTGTGGCGTGATCGCAGAACTTATTAATAAGATTGATACACTTCAGACTATGGATTCTATTATGGATAAGGTGGAGAATCGAAAACCAGGAGATAGTGGATTATTTGGCAACTTTTTTGTAGATGATGATGAGTGACAAAGTTGGTCTAATCTGATAAAATACACTTGCTTTGGAGATTACTGTTGAAGTTCTATACAAATGTTCAGATGATTGGGAATCAGTTTCTTGTTCGTGGTGTTGAAAACGGCAAGAGATTTGAAATTCGTGATGATTTTCGCCCCACTCTGTTCATAAAGACAAATAAAGAATCGAAGTATAAAACTCTTTCTGGAGAGTCTGTAAGTCCAATTCAACCAGGAACAGTCAGAGATTGTAGAGACTTTTATAAGAAGTATGATGAAGTAGATGGATTTGAGATCTATGGCAACGATCGGTATATCTATCAATACATCTCTAAAAGATATCCAGAAGATGAAATCAAGTTTGATACAAAACAAATCAAACTTGTAACAATTGATATTGAGGTTGCCTCTGAAGAGGGATTCCCTGATGTAGAATCTTGCTCTGAAGAAATTCTTGCGATTACAATTCAAAACTATGCCACAAAAGATATCGTCACATGGGGACAGAAGAAATTTATAAATAGTCAGGAGAACGTGACATATCACCATTGTCCATCAGAGCATGAACTTCTAAACTCATTCATCAACGAATGGATGACTGATGTTCCGGACGTTGTTACAGGATGGAATATACAACTCTATGATATTCCATACATCTGTAAAAGACTGGAGCGAGTCTTGGGTGAAAAGTTAATGAAGAGATTCTCTCCTTGGGGACTTGTATCTGAAGGTGAGACTTACATACAGGGGCGTAAGCATACCACATTTGATGTTGGCGGTATTGCTCAGTTAGACTATCTCGACCTCTATAAGAAATTTACTTATAAAGCTCAAGAGTCTTATCGCCTTGATTATATTGCAGAGGTTGAACTTGGGCAGAAGAAACTAGATCACTCTGAGTTTGATACTTTTAAGGATTTTTATACAAACGGGTGGCAAAAGTTTATTGAGTACAACATTGTCGATGTGGAACTCGTCGATAGGTTGGAAGATAAGATGAAACTTATCGAACTCGCCCTCACGATGGCATATGATGCAAAGGTTAATTACATTGATGTTTTCTATCAGGTTAGAATGTGGGATAATATTATCTACAACTACCTGAAAAAAGGTGACATTGTTATACCCCCTAAGAATAGAGCATCAAAGAACGAAAAGTACGCGGGGGCGTATGTCAAGGAACCGATTCCAGGAAAGTATGATTGGGTGGTTAGTTTTGACCTTAATAGTTTGTATCCTCATCTCATTATGCAATATAACATTTCGCCAGAGACCCTCTGCGACGAAAGACATCCAAGTGCAACGGTTGATCGAATACTTGAGGAGAAACTAAACTTTGAGATGTACAAGGACTATGCGGTATGTGCTAACGGGGCCATGTACCGGAAGGACGTTCGTGGATTTTTGCCAGAGTTGATGGAGAAAATGTATGGAGAACGTGTTATCTTCAAAAAGAGGATGCTTAAAGCAAAGCAGCAGTATGAGAAGACGCCTACTGAAGCACTTAAAAAAGAGATCTCTCGATGCAACAATATTCAAATGGCGAAGAAGATTTCTCTTAACTCTGCTTATGGTGCTATTGGTAATCAATACTTCCGGTATTATAAACTAGCAAATGCCGAAGCAATTACTCTCTCTGGGCAGGTAAGTATCCGCTGGATTGAGAATAAGATGAATGATTACCTAAATAAATTGTTACAAACAAAAGAAACCGATTATGTTATCGCATCAGATACTGATTCGATATATCTTAATCTTGGACCTCTTGTTGATAAATTTTTTGCTAATAGGTCTGGCGACAAAGCAAAAGTTGTGGGGCTACTTGATATGGTCTGCCGCGACAAGTTGGAACCGTACATCGACAAGTGTTATGAGGAACTTGCGTCGTATGTATCGGCATATGACCAAAAGATGCAAATGAAGCGAGAGAATATCGCTGATCGCGGTATTTGGACTGCTAAGAAACGATATATTTTAAACGTTTGGGATAGTGAGGGTGTTCGTTATGAAGAACCCAAACTGAAAATGATGGGCATTGAGGCTGTGAAGTCATCTACACCAGCACCATGTCGCAAGATGATTAAAGATGCCCTCAAGTTGATGATGAGTGGTACTGAAGATGAAGTGATTGACTTTATTGATAATGCTAGAAGCACCTTTAAGTCTCTTCCTCCAGAGCAAATATCCTTTCCACGATCTGTCTCTAATGTAGATAAGTATAAGTCATCTTCAGATATCTATGCCAAAGGAACTCCCATTCATGTTCGTGGAGCACTTCTCTTTAATCATTATATTAAACAGAATAAGTTGAATAATAAGTATTCTCTCATTCTAAATGGGGAGAAGATTAAGTTCTGTTATTTGAAGAAACCAAATACCATACATGAGAATGTTATTTCGTTTATACAAGAGTTTCCGAAAGAGTTGAACCTTGACAAATACATTGATTATGACCTACAATTTGAGAAGTCATTCCTTGAACCTCTCAAGTCTATTCTTGACTCGATTGGTTGGGAAGTAGAAAAAACTGTAAACCTTGATTCCTTCTTCGCATAATGGACTTACCCATCGATAAAAAAGAATTTGATGAGATTGTTGATGCTCTTTGTTCTGAGCACGTAGACCCCCACAAAAGAGAATATAGGTACAATCTTTACTACAAACTAAAAACCATTCAAAAGATAATGGACGAAAACCCAGGCGGTCCTTACAAAAAAATTGCTCGTGAAGAATTTGGATTTGTAATATGAATGATTTTCTAAAAGAGATAGTAAAAGAAATCGGCGACGACTTCACTCAACTTGCATCAAATATTGACGATACAGAAAACTATGTTGACACGGGTTCTTACATTTTTAACGGACTTGTTTCAGGGTCTATTTTTGGTGGTGTATCTGGGAATAAGATTACTGCCATCGCTGGTGAGTCTAGCACTGGAAAAACTTTCTTCTCTCTTGCAGTTGTCAAGAACTTCCTGGATTCTAATCCTGACGGGTATTGCTTATATTTTGATACTGAAGCCGCTGTTAATAAGTCTCTTCTCGCAGGTCGGGGCATTGACCTTGATCGGTTGGTCGTAGTTAATGTAGTCACAATTGAAGAGTTTCGATCAAAGGCATTGAAAGCCGTTGATATGTATTTAAAAAAGTCTGAAGAAGATCGCAAACCTTGTATGTTTGTGTTAGACTCTTTGGGAATGCTCTCAACAGAGAAAGAGATTACAGACGCACTCAACGACAAACAAGTCCGCGATATGACCAAGTCTCAATTGACCAAAGGTGCATTCCGTATGTTGACCCTTAAGTTGGGTCAGGCCAACATTCCAATGATCGTTACCAATCACACCTATGATGTCATCGGCGCTTATGTTCCAACTAAAGAAATGGGAGGCGGTAGTGGTCTCAAGTATGCCGCCTCTACCATCATTTATTTGTCCAAGAAGAAGGAGAAAGACGGCACCGATGTCGTTGGAAACCTTATCAAGGCAAAGACTGCTAAGTCGCGTTTAAGCAAGGAGAATAAAGATGTTACGATTCGTTTGTTTTACGATGAGCGTGGTCTCGATCGCTATTATGGTCTACTTGAACTCGGTGAACTAGGAGGTTTATGGAAAAATGTAGCAGGTCGTTATGAAATTGATGGCAAGAAAGTCTATGCTAAAGCCATCTATAAAGACCCAGAACAATACTTTACTCCAGAGGTAATGGAGAAACTCGACCAAATTGCACGAAAGGAATTCAGTTATGGAGAAAGTTGAGGTTCTGATTCTTAGAAACCTTTTATACAATGAAGAATATCTCCGCAAAGTAATTCCTTTTATCAAATCAGAATACTTTGAGGACATCAATCAGAAAGTAGTATTTGAAGAAATACTTAAATTTGTTCAGGAGTATAATACACCAACAACAAAAGAAGTCTTATGTATTGAGACTGAAAAGAGGTCTGATATTACAGATGCATCTTTTAAGCAGATTACACAGTTGATCAGTTATCTGGAAGATGTGCCAACTGACTATGATTGGTTACTTAATACAACTGAGTCGTGGTGCAGAGATCGCGCTATATATCTTGCATTGATGGAATCCATTGCACTTGCTGATGGAAAAGATGAGAAGAAAGATAGAGGGGCAATTCCAACTATTCTTTCTGACGCCCTTGCAGTTTCCTTTGATACGAATATTGGACATGACTATCTTATCGACTATGAAAAACGGTTCGACCTCTACACTAAGAAAGAAGACCGAATTCCATTTGATCTTGAGTATTTCAACAGAATTACAAAGGGTGGTTTACCTAACAAGACTCTTAATGTCGCTCTTGCCGGTACAGGTGTCGGTAAGTCTCTGTTCATGTGCCACATGGCTGCTTCCGTACTCCTTTCAGGAAGTAACGTACTCTACATCACGCTTGAGATGGCTGAAGAAAAGATTGCAGAGAGAATTGATGCAAACCTTCTCAACGTACCCATTCAAGAAATCTCAGAACTCCCAAAAGTGATGTTTGAGAATAAGGTAACAAACCTTGCAAAGAAAACTCAAGGCACTCTTATAATTAAAGAATATCCTACAGCATCAGCACACAGTGGACACTTTAAGTCACTTCTTAATGAACTTGCACTTAAGAAGTCATTTAGACCTGATATTATTTTTATTGATTACCTTAACATATGTGCTTCCTCGCGCTATCGCGGAAACAGCACTGTCAACTCATATTCTTATATCAAGTCTATTGCTGAAGAACTTAGAGGTCTTGCTGTCGAATCAAACGTCCCTATCGTATCTGCCACTCAAACCACTCGTTCTGGTTTTGGTAGCTCTGATGTTGACCTTACTGACACTTCAGAGTCCTTTGGTCTCCCTGCTACTGCTGATCTTATGTTTGCCCTTATTAGTTCAGAAGAGCTCGAAGGGTTGGGACAAATTATGGTGAAGCAACTGAAGAATCGTTATAATGATCCGACAGTTTTTAAGAGGTTTGTGATTGGTATTGATCGTGCAAAGATGCGTTTATATGATTGCGAACAGAGTGCTCAAAAAGATATACTTGACAAGGGAGAAGAAGAAGAGTATAGTTATGAAGAATCAAAACCAAAGAAATCATTTGAGGGGTTTAAATTTTAATGTCTGTTGATCCAACTAAGTATATACAATTTGTCGATGCGGTTACGTCGGAGCCGTCGAAAGACTTTGAAGCATTCGTTTATCGTCTTCAAGAACTCGAAGGTGAAGAGTTTCCTGCCGAGCGACTGCTTACTGCTTCTGTAGGCATGTGTGCAGAAGCAGGTGAGTTTACTGAGATTGTAAAGAAGATTTGCTTCCAAGGCAAACCTGTCAATGAAGAAAACCTGTTTCATCTAAAACGTGAACTGGGTGACATCATGTGGTATGTTGCTCAGGCATGTATTGGTCTTAATATTTCTCTTGATGAAGTTCTTGCTATGAATGTTGAAAAACTCAAAGCACGTTATCCTGGTGGAGATTTTGATGTTCACTATTCTGAAAATCGTAAGGAGGGAGATGTATGAGTAAAAAAACAAAGAAGAATTCAAAAGGAGATACTTGGGAGTGGGAAGAAACTGAAGAAACTCGTAAAGCACTGGCAAGATTACATCGAGACATTCGTAAACTTGAAGAACAATCACCTGATCACGGAGTTGGAAAATGAAACTACTTACACTTGAAGATTATCAAAAGGCAGGAGAAACTTTCTGGCCTAAGTATTGGTATATTGCTGGAGAACTTGGTGAAGGTGCTAAGGCAGAAGATATCCTCAGAGTTATGGAAGCAGTCGGAGGAGTTGCTTTGAAATTTGCTCTTGAAGAAAAGGAAAAAGAAGGTCCTTTTGGATTCAATAAGAAAGTCGAAGATATTCCTCCAACAGATACTGCAACCGGTGTTTTTGAATATGTCTGAACGCAAACCACGATTAGAAGATTCTTTCGGTGGTTCTGTAGAAACTGATATTCCGAAAGATGCTGTATGGATAGATGATGC